ACTCTATTACGAGTACCGAAAGGATACCGGATATGTAATCTTACAGCCGGAAGATGTTCTGCATATACCAGGACTCGGTTTTGATGGTCTGGTTGGTTATTCCCCCATTGCGATGGCCAAGAACGCCATTGGAATGGCGATTGCCACCGAGGAATACGGGGCCAAGTTCTTTGCCAACGGGGCTAGTCCGGGTGGTGTGCTCGAACATCCCGGAGTGGTAAAAGATCCGGCTAGGATCAGGGAAAGCTGGAACGCGGTCTATCAGGGCAGCGGCAACGCGCACCGGGTAGCAGTACTTGAGGAAGGCATGAAGTTTCAGCCCATAGGAATACCGCCGGAGCAGGCCCAGTTTTTAGAAACCCGCAAATTTCAAATCAATGAGATAGCCAGGATTTTCAGGATACCGCCGCACATGATCGGCGACCTTGAAAAGTCCAGCTTCTCTAACATAGAGCAGCAGAGCCTGGAGTTTGTGAAATACACGCTCGATCCCTGGGTGGTGCGCTGGGAGCAGGCCATGCAGAGAGCGCTCTTATCTCCGGGTGAAAAGAAAGATTATTTTATCAAATTTAACGTGGACGGACTCTTGCGGGGCGATTACCAGAGCCGGATGAACGGCTATGCAGTAGGCCGGCAGAACGGCTGGATGTCCTCCAATGACATCCGGGAGTTGGAAAACCTGAACCGGATTCCCGAGGAACTGGGCGGGGATCTGTATCTCGTTAACGGTAATATGACCAAGCTGGCCGATGCCGGGATATTTGCCAATAAGAACAACAATGAAACGGGGGTGGGAAACCTTGAAGAGAAAGTTTTGGAACTGGGTCCGGAACGAGGCAAGCCGAACCCTCTATCTTGACGGAGCCATTGCCGAGGAGACCTGGTTCGGCGATGAGATAACTCCTAAACAATTTAAAAACGAGCTATTTAGCGAAAACGGCGACATCACCATTTGGATCAACTCTCCAGGTGGTGATGTTTTTGCTGCCAGCCAAATCTACAACATGCTGATGGATTACCCGGGCAAAGTTACCGTGAAAATCGACGGCATCGCCGCCAGTGCTGCCTCGGTAATTGCCATGGCGGGCGGGGAAGTGTTCATGTCGCCGGTATCCATGATGATGATTCACAATCCCATGACCATAGCTTTCGGTGACAGCGGGGAGATGGAGAAGGCCATTGCCATGCTGGGTGAAGTGAAGGAAAGCATCATCAACGCCTACGAACTAAGAACCGGTCTTTCCAGAGCCAAACTATCGCACCTCATGGACGCGGAGAGCTGGTTCAATGCTAAAAAGGCAGTGGAGTTGGGGTTTGCCGATGCGATTCTATTTACGTCGACTAATGAGTCCAGTCCGGAAAATGAAGGCCTCATTTTCAGCAACATGGCGGTGGTCAACTCGCTAATTAATAAGCTGCCGCGTCAGGAAAAGAAACCCGGATCAGCCATAACCATATTGGACAAGAGGCTTGACCTCTTGAAATTTTAAGGAGGGATTTGTTAATGAGCAAAATATTGGAGCTGCGGGAGAAAAGAGCCCAGGCCTGGGAAACCGCCAAGGCATTTCTGGATTCCAAAAGAGGCAGCGACGGTTTGATCTCCGCTGAGGACACCGCTGTTTATGAAAAGATGGAAGCGGAGGTAGTAAACCTGGGTAGGGAAATCGACCGGCTGGAGCGACAGCAAGCTATGGACCTGGAACTGGCCAAACCGCTGAACTCACCGATTTTAGCCAAGCCTTCAGTAAACGGAGAACAGAAAACCGGCCGGGCCAGCGACGAATACAAACAGGCTTTTTGGAAAACCATGCGCAGTAAAAACAGCTTCGAAGTGCAGAATGCATTGCAGATCGGCACTGACAGCGAGGGTGGCTATCTGGTGCCGGACGAGTTTGAAAGAACCCTAATCGAAGCCCTGCAGGAAGAAAACATTTTTAGGCAATTAGCCAACATAATCACCACCTCTTCAGGCGACCGGAAGATTCCGGTAGTGGCCAGCAAAGGGACTGCTTCCTGGGTGGATGAAGAAGGAGCCATCCCGGAATCAGACGATGCCTTCGGGCAGGTATCCATCGGTGCCTATAAACTGGCAACCATGATCAAGGTTTCAGAGGAACTGTTAAACGACAGCGTATTTAATCTGGAACAGTACATTGCCAAAGAGTTTGCCAGGAGAATCGGGGCCAAGGAGGAAGAAGCCTTTTTCGTTGGCGATGGCAGCGGCAAACCTACCGGCATATTAAATGCTACGGGCGGGGCGGAACTGGGTGTCACCGCTGCTTCGGCAACCGCTGTTACGGTGGACGAGGTCATGGATTTGTTCTACAGCCTGAAATCCCCGTACCGAAAGAATGCTGTATTCGTGATGAACGATGCTACAGTCAAGGCTATCCGGAAACTTAAGGACGGCAACGGGCAGTACTTATGGCAGCCGTCAATTACTTCCGGCCAGCCGGATACGATTTTGAACCGGCCGGTTAAGACCTCGGCTTATGTGCCGACTATCGCATCAGCTAAAAAGACTATCGCTTTCGGCGACTTCGGCTACTACTGGGTGGCGGACCGGCAGGGACGCTCTTTCCAGAGACTAAACGAGCTTTATGCGGCTACTGGGCAAGTGGGCTTTAAGGCCACGCAGAGGGTGGACGGCAAGCTGATCCTGGCCGAAGCCATTAAAGTCCTGCAGATGAAAGCGTAGGTGAGACTTAGATGAGCAATGTTAAAAATTATACCGAGCAAGGCGGAGAGAAAACCGTTGTCAGCGGTTCGCTTGAGATTACGGCTGAAGGGAGGCTCACGATCGCAGAAGGGGCGACAATAGAAGGTATCTTATCTGTCCCGGTGGTTGATGCCCTTAATTCAACCTCGGCTACCAGCGCTCTATCAGCCAAACAGGGCAAGGTCCTAAACGATGCCCTGGCTGCCAAGACTTCTGCCAACCAGGCAGATAGTGCTGCTGCAGATATAGCCGGGCTGGTAACCGATTTCAATGCCCTCCTAGCTAAGCTGAAAGCTGCGGGGCTGATGGCCGCCGAGTAGCAGCATATATGCATAGAAGAGCAAATATGCAGAAGGTTGCTCCTTTGTTGTCCGGGTGGTAAAATTAGCTGAAGTTTGCAAATGAGAACATTTCGGCGCAATTAAAGGCATGGGCGAACAAAAGTTTTAAAAAGATATAGACTTTAGGAAAAAAAAGGCGCTAGAAAGTAAGACGGGCTTGAGAAGGCAGATTTGAGCTTTGTATTTTGTAAACTTACAGGAAAAAATCCAAAAGGAGCCAAAGGGTGACTGAGCGCAGTTCATTTGATTATTTCCAACCGAAAGAACAACATTTGCCGTCTCAAGAACAGCTAATCAGAGAGAAATCTTTTAATGAGCTCCTAAAAGGTGAGCAAATTGGCATTGAAGAACTTTCCCTACTAACTAAATTGCCACCTGATCAGGTTTGTACTTATGCCAACAGCCTAGTTGAGAAAGGAATGCTAGTATTTAATAAAGAGGGAGCAATTGTTGGCAGTCATGGGCTATCCCTTATCCCGACTGATCATTGTATATCAATCAACGGCCGGAAGCTTTTTACCTGGTGTGCTCTCGATGCAATAGGAATACCTGCAGCGCTAAGTTCCGATGCAAGAATATCTTCGAGTTGTTTTCACTGCCATGAACCCATCGAAATAACAATGGTGCAAGGTGAAGTTCAGAAGTCGAGTGGTAATGATGTTTGCATTTGGGTAGTAGAACTTAATTTTGGACGATCAATAGTAGGGTGTTCCTGACCGCAGATCAACTTTTTTTGCTCAGTTGAGCACTTTAACGAATGGAATACAACGCAGAATACAGGAAAGCTGCTTTCCTTAGACGAAGCGGCGCAGCTGGGTAGGATCTGGTGGCGGGACATTAGCCAGAATCGATGATTAAGCTGTAAAGAGGTGAGGATTGATGATTGAGAATATAGTTATTGGCGGAAAAAACCAAATTAAAGCTAAGGTTCCACTATGTCCGGCCTGTAACCAAGCTGGACAAAAAGTGAATTGGAGGACTGTACGCAGTTTGCTCAAAGAAGAAATAAATTGGCTTGTATCAGAAGAGGACTATTTTATCTGCTTGTCGCGGGAATGTACAACTTCCTATTACACAAAAGAAGGGGTTTCCTTTAAAAAAGATGATCTTACCGTCCCAATATGGTTTAAAGAAGAATACCCGGTTCCAATTTGCTACTGCAAAAACGTTACCGATGAAGAAATACTCGATCACGTTGTAAACAAGCAGTGTTGCACAAATATTGAAGAAATACAGGCCCATACCGGAGCCAATACCGGAAAGGAATGTGCAACGAAGAATCCAACCGGCCGGTGATGCGGCCCAGTAGTGCAATCGGTGATTGTGCAAGGCCTAGGAGTTCTAAAGAAAGCTGATCAATAGTCTTTACGATATTATGAATATTTAACGACAGCAATAAGTTTATAACATGAAAGAAATATAGTGGATAGAGCACAGCCTTAGTGGTTGTGCTTTTATTTTGCTCAAACATGGGAATGGAAATTATTGGTACAAATAGACTGGGGGTGGGCGTATTGGTTGTTACCTTGGAGGAAGCCAAGCTGTATCTGAAAGTTGACGGCGATGAGGACGATACGCTCATCGCCGATCTTATCAATGCCGCCGAGGAACTCAGTCAGGACATCCTGCGCTGTCCTTTAACCGAATTTACTCTAGTACCCGAAACCGTCAAGCAAGCGGTCCTCTATGCCATCGGCAATCTCTATGAACAAAGGGAGACTGTGGACATGACCGGCGTAATTGCGGTTATGGCCAGGCTCCTGTTTGCCTACCGTAGGGAGGGATGGTAAGGGTGAAGAATCGCAACCGGGTGAGTTTTGGGGAACTGCGGCAGCGAGTTTCGCTACAAACTAAAACCATCACCAAAGCCGAAGGCATACCTCAGGAGAACTGGACTGCGGTTGCCACCGTGTGGGCGGCGATAGCCGACCTATCAGGAAAGGAATACTTCCAGGCTGCCAGTATCCAGTCCGAGGTCACCACCCGGATCAGGATTCGGTTCCGCGGCGGGATAAATCCGGCAATGCGGATTCTTTATGGTACCCGGGTGTTTGCCATTCTTTCTGTTATTGATAAAGATGAGCGGCACCGCGAAATGGAACTGATGTGCAAGGAGGTGATCCCAAGTGGCGGGTAATATGACTTTGGAAGGAATGGAAGATATACTTACCCGGCTTAAAGAATTAGGGCAAAGAGCCGGACCCGTGGAAAACCTGGCCCTCTATGCAGGGGCCGAAATCGTCAGGGAGAATGCCAGCCAGAGAGCGTCTCGTAGTTTAAAGGCAAAGGAGCACCTGGCAGATAATATTGTGATTTCCGAACCTAAGCAGAATGAAAGCAACAAGTACGTCGAGGTGGGGCCAGAGGCTCCATTTTTTTATGGCAAGTTTCTGGAGTACGGCACAGCCAAGATGAACGCCCAACCCTTCCTGGGTCCGGCTAAAGCGGAAAGCCGGAAAGAGGTACTGGAAACCATCAAGCAGACTCTGAAAGAGGGGCTGGGCTTATGATCAATGTCAAACCGGAAGTGCTGACAGCCTTGGAAGGAAATTCGGATCTGAATACTCTGCTGGGCGGGCCTTACATCTACCAACTGAAAGCACCGGAAGGATTAGATAAATACATCACATTGTTTGAGTTAACTAATTTCGATTCCGCTTGGGCCGATGACACTGCCCTTCTGGCAGAGGTTCACTTGCAGGTGGATGTATGGGTAAAAGAGTCCAGTACCTCGGCCATTGCGGCTGAGGTGGATAAAACCATGAAGGTTCTGGGCTTTAAAAGAACAGGCAGCGCCGATCTGTATGAAGATGACACCAAAATATTTCACAAGGCACTCAGATATGTAACTGAGCGCCCAATTTAAGGAGGGATAAAAACATGGCTGGCATCCAAGTGGGCCTAAACAGCCTATATTATGCAATCCTGACCAGCGACTCGCCTTCGGGGGCGGTCTACAACAGCCCGGTCGCCATAGCTGGGGCTATCAACGCCAAGATAAACCCCAAAAGCAATACTGAAACCCTGTATTGTGACGACGGCCCGGATGAAACCGTGACCTCACTGGGCGAGATCGATGTGGAGTTCGAGGCCAAGGATATTGACCTTAATACCCAGGCAGCCCTGTTAGGACACACCGTGGTGGGCGGGGTCCTGACCAAGAAGTCGACCGATACCGCCCCTTATCTGGCCTTAGGATTCAAGTCCAGGAAGAGCACCGGCAAGTATCGCTATGTATGGCTGTTCAAAGGAAAATTTGCCCTGCAGGAGCAGGATTACCAGACCCAGGAGGACAAGCCCAAGTTTCAAACCCCCAAAATCAAAGGGACCTTCATTAAACGTTCCTATGACGATGCCTGGCAGAAGCTTGGCGATGAAGATCATCCCGACTGGGTGGCTGCTACCGGAACCAACTGGTTTACGGCAGTAGACGGGGTCGCTCCTAGCGCCTTAACCGTCAGTCTGGTACCCACTGACGGAGCAACCGGGGTTGCGGTGGGGGCTAACCTGACTTGGACCTTCAATAACGCGATACAGGTGAGCGATATGACTCCGGCCAACTTCCTACTCTTAAGCGCCAATGACGGGTTGGAGGTGGCTGGTGCGCTGTCTATTGATGCGGCTCATAAAGTGGTGACTTTCAATCCCAGTGAAAACCTGACCGGTTCTACGGCCTATCTCATGGTATGTACAAAGGGGACTAGAGATATCTACGGCCAGAGCTTAGCGGCCAACAGTGTGGGCAACTTCACCACGGCCGCCTAAAGGAGGAGAGGCATGATGGAAAACCCGACTATCACGTTAACAGGCAAAACCTACACCGCGCCATCGCCTAAAGTAAAGCTCTGGCGCGAGGTGACCAAATTCAAGGAGCAATTCAGCGATACCGCCCAAGGTGACCAGGAAGCCTTGAGCGAGATGGAGCGTTTGATTGCGGCGGCCTTTAACCATCCGGACATAACCGCGGAGGTTATTGAAGAGCAGTTGGATCTAGATGAGTTTGTTCCGCTGTTTTACCAGATTGCAGGTTGGGTGGCGGAGGTAGTCAGCCGGAAGATGAGAGAACTCCCAAACGGACTGGAGCCGACGGACCGGACCTAAACAGTCTGTCGGCTTACCAAATGGTGGTGTATTTCTACCTAAGTCTGGCGCAGAACTACCACTGGATCCCAGAACAGATTGACACTATGGAGCTCGAAATGTTCTGGGATCTTCTCATTGTGGGCGCAATGGTTATTGAGACTGAGGAAAATCCGTCCGGGTACATTGATGAGATTTGGTGAGGGAGGTGAGGACAATTGGCAGAAACCATCGGCGAACTGCTAGTCAAGATTGGCCTGGACAATACCGGCTTTAATCAGGGCATGAAAGAGTTGGACCAGTCTTTAAAACTAGCCAAAGCTGAGTTCCAGGCGGCGGCCGCCAAGATGGGCGATATGGGCAGCGCCGCCGACCAGCTTAAATTAAAAGTCGATTACCTGAACAAGCAGGCTGAGGTGCAAAGGCAAAAAGTAGCCGCTTTGAAAGAAGCCTATGACAAAGCGGCGAACAGTACCGAGCAGGATGCGATTGCGGTAGAAAAACTGCAGATCAAAATGCTGCAGGCCGAGAAGGTTCTGGCCAACATGGAAACCTCCCTTAAAAAGACGGTCAAGGAACTGGATCTGCAGAGTTCGGCCTGGACCAGGCTGGCCCAAAAAGCTGAGCAAGCCAGTCAGAAATTGAAAAATGCGGGGGGAAGCATTACCAGCGCCGGGCAAGGGTTATCCCTGGCGGTTACCGCGCCGATCGTGGCGGCCGGCAGCGCTGCGGTGAAACTAGCGTCGGATACCAATGAAGCCCTCAACAAGGTAGACGTAGCCTTCCGGCAAAACGCGCAGGGAATCAAGGACTGGAGCGATACCACCCTGGAACGTTTCGGCATCGCCCAGGGGACCGCGCTGGATATGGCTTCCACCTACGGGGATATGGCCACCAGCATGGGGCTTGATACCGAGCAGGCATCCGTCATGAGTGAAACCCTGGTGGGGCTGGCTGGGGATCTGTCCAGTTTCAAGAACATTAAGATCGACATAGCCGATACCGCCTTAAAATCAGTGTTTACCGGCGAGACCGAATCCTTAAAACAATTAGGGATTGTCATGACCCAAACCAACCTGCAGGAATACGCCTACAGCCAGGGTATTCGGAAGAAGATTCAGGATATGAGCCAGGCTGAACAGACTCAGCTGCGGTACAACTATGTCCTGGCCATGACCAAAAACGCCCAGGGGGATTTCGAGCGGACCGGAGCGGGAACCGCCAACCAGATGCGGGTTTTCTCCGAGAGCCTGAAAGAACTGGGGGCAACCATGGGGCAGCATATTCTGCCGGTCATAACACCCCTGATCCAACACTTAAATGAACTGGTGCAGAAATTCGGAGATTTGAGTCCCAGCGCGCAAAAGACCATCCTGGTTGTGGCGGGGGTGGCAGCAGCCATCGGCCCAGTTGTCCTCATTATCGGACAGCTGGTTACGGCTGCCGGGGCCATCTCTGGTGTTGTTGGTGCTGCTGCGGCCGCCATCGCCAGTGCCGGCGGAGTTACCGCAGGCTTGGGGGCGGTTCTTACCGCCTTGACCGGACCGATTGCCCTTGCTGTGGGGGTAATGGCGGGTCTGGTGATGGCCGTCAAAGAATTATGGCAAAACAACGAGAGCTTTCGGACTGCAGTCAAGGAGGTTTGGTCGGATATCCAGGCGATTATCACTCAGGCCGGCATTGCCATCCAGACCTTCTGGAACAAATGGGGCAATGACCTGACCGCAGTATTCTCAAACATCTGGAACATTATCAAGACGGTGTTCCAGACAGCAGCACAAGTGATTATTAACCTGTTCGGATTTTTTCTGGATGTTTTGCAGGGGGACTGGCAAGGAGCCTGGGAGCATATAAAAAACATTTTCATTTCCTTGTGGAACGGCATCAAAACGGTAGTGGTCAACGCTTTTCAGGGTTTAAGAACCCTGCACAACACTCTGCTGGAAATCGGAGCTCATATTATTCAGGGCTTGATTGACGGGATTAAAGCCAGAATAGAGAAAGTCAGAGAAATCGCCGGAGAGATCGCCGAGACAGTAAAAGGAAAGATCAAGGATGCCCTGGCGATTCAGTCACCTTCCCAGGTGATGCACGAATACGGCCTTAATATCAGTGAAGGCCTAAGTACAGGTATGCAGGAAGGGCTCTCATTTATTGAAGGCTCCGTATCCGATATCATTGCTTCGCTTGTAGATATGCGCAACAGTCTGGTAGATGTAGAGACTGAAACCAACGCCAAGCTGCTGGAAGCTGAAAAAGAGTATGCCGACCAGTGCCGGGAAGTCCGAACCAAATTGGCTCAGGATGCATTAGCCTTGCAGCAGGAACTGTCGGACAAACTGGCGGAAATTAGTGCGGCAGGCCTTCAGAAAGAAGCCCAGGCTACTGATGCTTTTAAGCAGAG